CTATTTGTCCATAATCTGAATCTCTACGGTCTTCCCCAGACAGCCTGCTACCTTCACCAGAAAATCCAGACTTGGATTATATCTTCCGCTCTCCAATCTGGAAATATTGGATTTCTTCGTGCCTGCCCGCTCTGCAAGCACTTCCTGGGTAATATGCTGTTCCTTGCGCACCGCCTTCAACTGACGCACCACATCCGAACGCGTCGACTGCTCCCTGCTCTTATTCTTCTCCATTTCTCACCTCAACAACTGTCTCTATGTTATCATATATGATAACTTATTGTCAACGAAAAAGAGCCTCAAAAAGGCTCTTTTTGAACTATTCTTCTATCTGACGCAGCACCTTGCGGAACTGGAAATAGAACAGTACAGACGTAAAGCTTACCGCCAGCACATCCGCTACCGGCTCTGCCATATAAACTGCCATTGCCTGATTGCCGGTAAAAATGTGCGGCATAATATAAATAAGCGGCAGTAATAATACGAATTTACGCATGACCGCTACAATAATGGAAGATACTGCTTTTCCCAGTGATGTAAATGCCATCTGACACGCCATCTGGATTCCGAATATCATAATTGCCATAAGATAAATCCGGAGTGCATTTCCCGTATATGCAATCAGTGCCTCATCCGAGGTAAACATGGCTGCAAATGCTCTTGGAAATGCCATCACCAATGCCCACAAAACAAAGGAAAATCCAACATCAATTTTCAATAATAAAAAATAGGCTTCTTTTACCCTGTCTGCTCTTTTGGCTCCATAATTATAGCTGATAATCGGCTGCGCTCCCTGACCCAATCCCTGTAACGGAAGTAGTGCAAACTGCATGACACTGGTTAATATGGTCATGGCTCCTACTGCCATATCTCCGCCATATCGTAATAACGAAGAATTAAAGCAGACTGAAATCACGCTCTCGCTTGCCTGCATAATAAACATTGCTGTTCCAAGTGCAATACTCGGCCAAATAATACTTGCCTGCAAAACCATATTTTTTCCTTTCAGGCGAAGATGCGTTTTCTTTCCGCATAAGAAAGCCAGCACCCAGATACAGGAACATGCCTGGGAAAGAACCGTTGCCAGCGCTGCTCCTTTTACACCCATTCCAAATCCAAAGATAAATACCGGATCCAGCACAATGTTAATCACTGCACCAATCAGTACCGACAGCATACTGGTTCTGGCAAATCCCTGCGCCGTAATAAATGCATTCATCCCCAGGGTCAACTGCACAAAAATCGTTCCTATAGCATAAATATTCATATAATCAGCAGCAAAAGAAATTGTATTTTCGCTGGCTCCAAATGCCAGAAGAAAGCCTCTGTTTCCAGCCAGCAGAAATGCAGTCAGTATCAGCGATACAATAATCTGGGTGCCAAAACAGTTCCCCAGCGTTTTTTCCGCCTTGTCCTTCTCTCCTTTTCCCATAAATATGGTTGCCCGTGGAGCACCGCCATTGCTAATCAGTGCTGCAAACGCAGATACTACCATAATAAGCGGCATGCATACACCAACTCCGGTCAGTGCCATTGCACCATCCCCCGGAATATGGCCGATGTACATACGGTCTACTATGTTATACATCATATTAATCAACTGGGCTGCAACGGTAGGCAATGCCAGTTTTAATAACAGCTTTCCTACCGGTTCTGTTTCTAAAAATGTTCTGTCATTGGTCTGTTCCATGTAATCCTCCTTACCTTCTACTCGCGTAACTACGGGAAACACGCTTAGCGAGTTTCTCGAGTTATCGCGGTGCTCGCCAAATCTGAACAGAAAAGAAGTTCGCCAAAACGAGCTTGGCTCCTTCTTTTCTCCCAGATTTTTCTCGCTACTCGCGTAAAAAAAGAACCGACCAGTAGTCGATTCTTTTCCAAAATATTAATGCCGGCAGCGGGACTTGAACCCGGGAACATGCTCTGAGCCCCAGTGTTTATGCGGTTTTCAAAAGTGTAGTAATCAAAAAACCGGTAATAGTAATCAAGATATTTTTCCTGCTGCTTCAATAATTTTCATTTTCTCATGAATACTCGACACATCATATGTATAATTTTCTTCATTCACTCGTTCAGTATGTCCGAGAAGAGCTGCTGCAACTGTTACTGGAACACCATTGCTTCGAAGGTTTGAATTTAATGTTCTTCTTATTGCATGAATACTTTTTGTATGTTCAAACTCTTTAGTCATTGTCATATTTCTTATGCATTCAGAAATTTTTCTAGCATGTACTCTTCCATCTACATCACTAAATACAAATTCTGTTAAAAAGCACCTCTTTATTTCTTCCTTTTTAACCCTATCGAGAACATCTTTTATCTCAGAAGTTAATGGAAATGTTCGTACTTTATCATTCTTGGTTGTGGAAATGTAAAACTCATTTTTCTTTCTATTATACTTTTCAGATCTGCAAATGGTTATTGATTGCTCTTCGTAATTTATATCTTCCCATTTAAGTCCGGAAAGTTCTCCAACCCTCATTCCTGTATAAAGAGATAATTCAACTGCATAGCCTGCAATGCTTATATGCTCTTTTTGATGGTTTACATTTAGTTTTTTAATAATTGCTTTTTTCTCTTCATTAGACACTGTACGTTCTTTTGCTGATTTTGGTCTTGGTTCTTTACAATGTTGCTTGAATATTGGCAAGTCTACATATTTACATGGATTTATTTCAATAACTTTGTCCATTAAAGCTTTTTCAAAAACTCCGTTCATATATCCAAACATCGCCTTTAATGCCCTATATGGAATATTTTTTCTTTCAAGCAGTCTTTGGATAAATTCAGCTATATCTTCATCTGATATATCTTGGATTGACATACTTTCTATTTTGTCACCCTGGAAAAACCTCTTATAATCCGATTCATACTTGCTAATCGTATTGTCTGTCCTTCCACACTTTTCTTGGCGTGAAATCCAAATAATAAATCTATCTTTAAATGAATTAAGAACTTTTTCACTCCAATAATCTATTACCTCATTTTCAATATCAATCCGTTTCTTTTTCTTTATGAGTTTTCTTCCGTTTCCATAAGGCAAATATGTGTTCCAATATCCATTTTTCCCTTCCCATATAGAATATGGATGTTTCTTTAATAATTCCTTTCTCTTCTGCATTTCTATTTTATCCTGCAAAAGTGCTGCATCAATAATACCATTTTCAACAGCATATTTCAATAATTCACTATCAGACAATTTGATGTCTGGCATAGGCTGCTCCGCCCTTTCTCTCCCTTCAATATAGTTATCGTAAGTGTTTTTAACATAAAAATACCGCCAGTTGAATGCTGGCGGTTGGTATTATTAATAAAATTATTGAATTTGCAAAAGTAATGGGAGTAAAGTCATCCCAACATCCATGCCTTTATCCGCAATCCACTTTACAATTCCTTTTGCATTTTCCCACTTCCTAGTTTTCCTGTCGCTAGATTGAATTATCTTCTCCAACTCATCAACCTTCGAAAGTATTTCTTCTACCTCAGAATCTGGTAATGCAGTCATATTTTCAATTGTACTTCGTGCTTGCTCAAAAGAAATATTTATATCGACAGTATTGGAATTTGTATTATTATTATTTATTGTAATACCATTTTCTTTTTTGTCGACACCATTCTTATATTCCATCGCCCTGAACAGTTCAAGTTTCGACACCATTGTTTTTATATTTGAAAAACAATAACTCATATCTTTGTCATAAATAAGAGAGTAGAGGTTCTTCCCAAAAGAATCGATTATTGGAGAATATTTCGAAATGAGGGTTTTATGAAACTCAATACAATTGACCGTGTCCTTTTTTTCTACAATTTCTTTTCCACATCGAATATCTCCATCGATAATGGCTTTAAATTCTTCTGTCATTTGTGATTCCCCCAATTTCTTATGATAGAGGAATTATATCACTTCCACCGCCAGTATTCAATTTTCAATGTACAAAAGTCGAGTGTTATCGACAAATTCTATGGGGTATTGCCTACTCTTTGATTCCATTCATTTATTGCAATATCTCTTTCGTCATGGCATGCCACAATAGCTCCGGTGCTGTTCATATCAACTCCAATAGTATGTTGCTTAGGTGAAGATACCTTACATTTTGAACAAACAATTTCAAAAGTAAAAAATGCTCCCCCATGTGAAGCTGATTTTGCAATCACATGAAATTCTGCTTCACCACCACAGAACGGGCATGGTTTCAGTTCTTTACTCATTCTTCATCACTCCAATCTAATTTCTGACCACAATCACAATACATCGCATCTACACTCCGGTCTAGGTATTGTTTGCATGATGGGCATTTCCCACCTCTGCCAGATGTCCCTAATTTAAATTGCTCAGTCGGTTTCTTCGACTTCTGCTTCTCGATTGCTTCTCTGCATTCTTCCACCGTACCGATTGCGCGGTACTGCTGAATTTCTTCCAGTGCCTTGATTGCCATCTCGTAACCTTGGATTTCTCTTTTTCTCTCGTAATTCTGTGTACACATTTTGGCTAACTCAATAGAGGCCTGGAGTTCTTCAATAGCTTCATTCTCTGTCATTCCTGCACCTCCAACAGTTCCGGATTGTCAAATACGTTACCAAGCACAGAACATTCATCGTCTAAAACCTCATAGCTTTCAGCAGATAATCTGTTTGTCACTTGGAAGGAAATTGTTTCATCATCCCATACGACTTTACCGATGCAATCTGCTTCAGCCAGTCCGTTTTCTGTACTGTATGAATCCCAATAAGCTACAATGTCATTCTCCCAAATCAGATTACCGTTCTTGTCTTTCAATCCGGTGCACTGGCAGATGGTTAATGGGTCTACTTCATACGCAATGTAATCTGCGCTATCTGTCTCAAATTGGAAAATGGTATATTTGCCGCAATCGCAGCGCAAACTTCCTTCTACCCACTCACCATCTTCCTTTCCGAAGTTGTAAGTTCCAACAATACACTTTGCCTTTCCACGGAATAAATATCTATTCTCCATTCTTTTCCTCCATTTCTTTCAGCTTGGCTTCGGCTTCCTCTTGTGATAAAAACCAGGTTTCCTTGTACATTTTTTCTGACAGGATTCGGTCTGTAGCATATTCTCGATCCTTATCACACTCCATGTACCATCCTTTTTCTGTAAAAGTAATCAAGGCTACTTTCTGATGATAAACTCGGTTATCTTCAGGATGCCCTGCAAGGATATTCATCCTGAAATTCACTTCACTTGGAACTATGTATACATCTGAGCCAATTTTGCACGGCAATCGCAGAAGCAATCCCTGCTCCTCGGCATCCTCATAAGTAGCAAGTTTATTAATCAGTGCCTGTAGATTCGCCTTTCCATATTCATAAGGTGTATCTATCGGATTTATAGATTCATAATCCTTTCCGTTTCCCATATATTCAGTTAATCTCTCCATATCTCCTACCTCACTTTTACATCTTTATCATTTTTTCTGATTTTAAATTCCAGTCCACACTCTTCCTTGAGTATTTCTATCTGCTCGTCCCAAGTCGTGTAATCATCCATAAGGCACTCTGCCTTGCTATTGAACCGCTCTATGTACCTTTTAATTCTTTCTGCGCCAAATCCGAACTGGTCCCGGAGTGTGATTGCTGACAGAATTGTTATTGTATCAATGGTATTCTCTTTGATTTTCAGCACACATTCATCTATCGCATTCTTTGGAAGTGCCAGGGGCATTTTCGTTGCCCCTCTGAATTTGCATTCCTCTTCCAGTCCTTCAATTCCTTTGGTTTTGGCTATTTTTAAGGCATAAGCCATTCCCTCACGTCTCGCTTCTTCTAATTTATCCCTTGCCATTTTTTCTCTCCTAAACAATACATATAACCTCGTTACTTTTGTTTGTAATTTGAACTTTGTTTTTTTCAAAATCCTACATATTTTCATTGTCCAGAATTTCAAAGGAGGAAGAAAATATGTTATCATTTTTTACACTAATTCTTTATGCTCTCTTCACAGCGTTAGATCACCATTTTGATAATTTTCTGACGTTCCTTTTACTCAACATCTTTGAAAATTATTATATGGAAATTGGCAAACTAACTTTTCAAAAAATCGAACAATGTCGGCTCGTCCACCTCATTTTCCGCCGCCTGCAGGTACCCCACGCCATCACGGAAGTAATCCGGATTCAGTTCACATCCTTTGCCGTACCGGTGCATCTTGACCGCTGTCATAGGTACCGTCATCAGTCCGCCAAACGGGTCATATACCGTATCACCCTCATTGCTGTACCGATTGATGATTCTTTCCACTATATCAAGTTGCAATGGGCAAACATGCATCTGCGCCCTCCTCCTGCTCTGAGTCGTATTCAAAGTCCGCATCCGGTTAATATCATCCCATACTTCCAACTGATTCCAAGAGCCGGGAGCTACCACCATAAAAGTTGCCGGTAATTTTCCATTTTCATCTAAATCCTCGGCAAGTTTCACATGCTCAGCATAATCATAAACTGTGCCACGGCTATAATCTCTATAGACCTTCTGTAAACTGTCAACCGGGAAGTCTTTCAATTCTTCTTTACTTACAAGCCTGTCTCCTGAACTTCTCCAATATCCATGTGCATCTATCTGCCACTGTGCCCGTGTATAATCTTCTTTTGATTTCTTTACTGGCACATCCGCATAAGCTGTCGAGCGGTCAGTAGGCAGCTTACGGAAAAGCAGGATATATTCCGGGCAGCCAACTCCCATCTTAGAACCATCCTTACACTGCTCTGTCCATCCAAGGCGGTATGTCTGGTTATTCTCCCTGACCACATCCGTTACTACCGTAATCATTCCAAAATACTGGAAGCCATATTTCATATAATGCTCAATGCAAAGTGCATGGAATGGCTCTATAGTCGGCATTCCGGTACCGGTGGCATTTCCAAATAAAACTCTGTCTTTCACATGTATTGCTGCCACTCTTCCCGGCTTAAGAACGCGAAGCAGCTCCGGTGTCAGATAACACATCTGTTCAAAAAATCGTTCTGTATTCTGATTATGGCCAAAATCATTATAGTTTGCGGAATACTCATAATGATTACCGAATGGAATGGATGTGTGAATCAGGTCAACACTATTACTTTCCATTGCTTTTGTCTCTTCTACACAGTCACCGTAAACAGCTTCATAATGATTTCCTTTTACTGTTCTTTCTTCTCTGCTTCCTTCCACACCCATCTTCCTCTCTAATCGTTCCGCCTTATTTGCGGAGTTTAATCCATATTTCTTTACAATTTCTATCATCTTATCCACCATGTGATTATGATTTTTCCACTTTTCCAGAAGTGCTTCTTTTATCTGCCGCTCATTCTCCATATAGATGATGTCAATCACTACTGGTTCTTTCTGCAGAAAACGATAGCATCTATGTACTGCCTGGATAAAATCATTGAATTCATAATCAATTCCAAGAAATATCTCCCGGTGGCAGTATCTCTGAAAATTACAACCAGAACCGGACAATGATTTTTTTGTTGCAAACAGTTTTGTCCTGCCTTCCGAAAATTCAATTACTCTCTTTTCTCTTAAGTCATAATCCATAGTTCCATATATATCCACCACTTCCGGTAGTGCCTTTTTAATTGCATGACGCTCATTTTCCAAATCATGCCATAAAAGGAAATGCTCTTCCGGGGATTCTGCAACAATCCGCTTCATTTCCGCAACTCTCTTATCAATGCTGTCCCTTTTTACTGCTGCAGCTTCTTTTAATCCTTCTGCAGCTTCCTGAAACAACTGTATCTGACCATCTCTGTCAGCTGTATCTCCATAGTGGACAGGTAATTCATGCCATTTTACGTCCAGTGGCGGCAAATCATATCCTTCATCCGAATAATCCGGATTTAAATCTGAAGGTTTCGTGATAAAAAGTGCCCAACTGCTTACCCACATCCAGAATTCATCTTCCATATTCGGATACAACGTCAAATTATTAGCTTTCGTACTGTCTCTTTGAAAGAATCTTGTTAATGCCTGTCCGGTATCCATCACTTCCAGATATCCGGCATAATGTATCAATTCCTTATACTTATTTGGTGATGGTGTAGCTGTTGCCACCAGCTTATACGGTACATTCTTGAATTTATCCAAAAATGTCTGATATGTCTTACTGCCAAAACTCCTTAAAACACTGGCTTCATCCAATGATGTGGCTATAAAGTATTCTGGCCGGATGTCTCCATCCCGGACACGCTCATAATTTGTCAATACAATCTGGCTTGTACTCTTTTCTACTTCTTCCATTGTCCGGCAGTATTCCGGCTTTTCATATCCAAGCACATCTACAGCATCCCTGGTAAACTCCTGCTTTACTCCAAGCGGAAGTACAATCAATGCTCTTCCACCACACTGCTCTGCTGCCAAATGGCAAAATTCAATTTCCTGCACTGTTTTTCCCAATCCAAAAGATTCAAACAATGCACGCCTACCACCTTTTAATGCCCATATAACAGCATCTCTCTGATGTGGCTTTAATATTTTATTTACTTTTTCTGGCTCTACAACAAATCCACTATCTGTTGCAAGCTCTATCTTCGATTCTAAAAATTCTTTGTATGTCATTTTTCAAAAAGGAACCTGCTATAGCGTTACCCGGCCGGAGGTTCGGCTCCTTTCTTTTACTTGTTATTCCTTTATGACTGATGTAAAATATTATCAAAAAGGAGGGTTTTTATGTTAAATTCTATAATTGCACAAAATATGATTGATTCGAAAACTTGCAGAGTCAAAGTTGATGATAAGGATATCACTGAATGTCCTTTATGTCACAAATCGTTGGCTCCTCTTCCTCTTTTTGCATGTGTTTACGAGTTATCTAATACAAGGTCATGTGCTAGTGTTGTTTATTTTTGTAGGCACTGCACTTCTCCATTTTTTGCTCATTATTTTATTTCAAGTTCACATGAATACAGCAATTCCATTACCTACGATTCAGCTACATTTCGTTATATTGAGCCAATAAAATTTACCAAAACAGTTTTTGACAAAAAAATCATTAAACTCTCACCATTGTTTGATAAAATCTATAATCAAGCTCTTGCTGCAGAGACATCTGGTCTCGATGAGATTGCAGGCCTTGGATATAGGAAATCCCTTGAATTTCTAATAAAAGATTTTGCAATACATGAAAATCCAGAGAATGAAGAAAAAATAAAATCTATGCCACTTGCAGCTTGTATAAAAAACTATATTGATTCTCCTAATATAAAAACATTGGCTACTCGGTCTGCTTGGATAGGTAATGACGAAGCTCACTATATTCGAAAACAAGAAGATCGGGATGTAAGTGATATGAAATCATTCATCCAAGCGACCGTTTACTTCATTAGCATGATTCTGATTACCGAAGATGCAGCTTCTATGGAACCTAAATAGATTCCTTAATAGCCTTTGCATCATGTTCTATAATCACTGCACAATGCTCCGCATCCATTTCTGCCAGAAATTTTCCGTTAAAGTCCCAGTATTGAGTAATCTCTCTTACTGGGTCTTTTTTTGTTCCAATACCTCTTTTTGCCTTTGTTTCAATTACCTGTATTACTCTTGCGCTCTTTGTTCCATCTGGTCTAATCATTTTTTCTCTCCTTTACATAAAATCTTCTAAGTTCATCTGCCCGTCTACATTGGTAGCAGCTTCTTTTTCCTGTGCCATCCGCTCTTTCTTGTACTCATTGTATTTCTTTCTGTATTCATAGCTTTTTCCAAAAATATTCCATGCGGCTTTAACTACGTTTGGCTCATGTGGACGAATCAACTCCAAATCATCAACTGCCTTGTACGAGATTGGGCAACCACAACATCCGGTACGAGTCAATCCGTATACTTCATACGCATCCGAATACCGTACACCATAATATTCTTTGTACCATTCTTTATCTTTGTCACTCACATAATACAATGGTCGTAATCGGTATTGCCCGCTTGAAGTTTCCGTAAAGCACAGTGCTGTGTTATCTTTCCTTGGAACCGACCTCATACCACCTTCATCTCTGCGCTCTCCGGTAATGACCATCTCGTAATCCTTTTGTACCTTATGTGCAACATTTTTCTTGCAATGTACGCAGCAATCTGCGCTTATCCGGAAGTCCGGTGGATATTCTTCTATAAAATCCCTCATATACTTCGATGAATTAATAACCAACTGGATATTTGGTCTTGGCTCACCAGCGGAGTTGCAGCAACAAAGGAAATTGATTGTTCCCTCACAATTCGGGTATCTCTGCCGCAATTCTTCTCGCTTTGCTTGTTTATCCTCTGCCTGATCATATTCCTGTGCAATCGATAATGGCACTTTCTTCTTTTGCCATCCAGATAATCCCGCCGACATAATCTTTGATACAAACGGCACGCCGTATTTTCTTGTCGCCTGCACGATATTTGTCTTTGGTCGGCATTCTTCAATTTCCACATTGTACTTTTCCATTGTATTCTTGACATGGTCCTTTGTAGCTTTCATTTCCAAACCGGTATTAAAAAATACATATTTGATTGGTGGCAGATTAAAAATATTTCTAGTTCTCTCAATCAGGTCGAGCAGAATATCACTGTCAGCTCCACCCGAATATGAACATATAGCATTCGGATGTTCTCTTAATCTTTTTGCTATAATACTCTGTATTGCATTAAATTTTGCAGGTGCATCAAAGTCTGCATAATCCGGTCTGTCCGTATACACCCGACTTCTAAATTCTTCTTTCATTTTCAATTGGAGTAAAGAGCTCTTTTACGCTGGCCAGCAAACCTCTCACTCCTTTCGATTTATTTTAAAATTTTGTCTAAGCAGGCATTCCAGCCTTTATCAAATCTTCCATTATCACAATAAGCAGGATGATTTGCTTTCTCCGGCAGTTCCCGAAGCGGACACCAATCCGGCTTAGTTTTTTCGCAATCACCTAACGAAAGCTCTTCACTTCCAGTTGCATAGCACTCATCATCGTCTGTGTTCCAGAATTTACACATACTGCACGATTCCGGCATATCCATAACCAAAATTGCTTTAGGCATATCTCAACTCCTATCTACGGCTCTAATCCGTCTTATTGAGACGATAAAACTTGTCTACAGTATCAAAAATTGCGTTTCTTGCATCTTCAAAGCCTTTCACATACGCTTTCATTTCTGCGAGGTTCATTGGTTCCTCCGGCTGTATTATCGTTTCATCTAAGCTGTTAAAAAGTCCATCTTTTTCTTCTTTTGTCACTCTACTCCACCGCCTTTCACAATTTCGATTGCACCTTTGTAAGCCCATCTTGCACCTTTTCCCGTAAGTGAATCTTCCGTGTCTGATATGCAATCTTCTAACTGCTTCACAACCTTTTCCGGGTCATAGGCGGTCGGCTGTTTATCAATAACAGAAGCAATGCGTAAAAAATCTAAGCAATCCATGTCTTCGTTCTTTGAAATTGCTTTTTCTAAATCCGCTTTTAATTTATCCGCATCAATCAAACTTCCCATCGTTCACTCTCCTGTTCCACGCATTTATTGAATCTTTTATATCAAGTTTTATCTCTGTACGATTCTCACAGCATTTGCATTGGACAAAATATCCTTTTACATTTTTAAATAATTTCTTAACTTCAAACGTTTCTATCTCTGCCATGTTTCCACAGAATGGACACGGCTTAAGCTCTTTTTTTGCTTCTGCCATTGCTCTTCACTCTCTTTCCTGCACAGGTATTCCAGTACCTGCATCCTCTATCACATTTTTTGCCTTTCTCGTATTTACACATTGCTTACCTTCTTTCCATACCTGGCATTCATTGTCCGCCATTCACGAAGCATCTGAGGGGTGAACCTCGATAATGATTTGTCGTAATAGCTGTATTTCTCTGCTTCTCCGTATCTTTCGAATGTGTAAATGCCTTTGTATTTCAGTTGCCGGCGAATGTATTCTGTTAAATTTTGCTTTCTGAATCCAAGCTGATTACAGATTTCCTTACTGGTGACTTTCTCCATGACCAGCTCGCCATCTTTGAATACGTTGTAATAATATTTCAAAACCTACTCCTTTCCAGCCGCCAGCAGCTTCCCTTCAAGCTCTCTGTAATCATACGAACGTTGTTCGAAGTTCGTGAACTTATTCCCCTTGGTATTATTGGGTTCGGCGGCTGCATCCTTCCTCCCCCAGTTACGAACTGCGGCTTTCCAATCTTTCATTTTGTTCTTCCCTACCATCCAACCCTTTGAAGAATAGAAATCAACAAAACGCTCTGCATCAACAGTGGTGATTCCTTTCTCCTTGCAATAATCTGCTACATCTTGTGTGGTAGGGGGCACGAAGTGCCTTTTCTCTATACTCTCTTTTAATTCATTATCATTTACATTATCATTATCATTTACATTATCAGGTTTTTTTGCTTTCGTTTGCTTTTCAGAAAAACCATTTGCTTTTGTGGATGGTCGACCTCCTAACTTCCCGGATTCTCTACGTTTTTCAACGGTTGACTGGTACTTTTCATTATCTCTGTCCATCTGCGTTTTGATAAAACTGAATGCCATCAAGGTCATTCCATCCATGTGCGGAAGTGGCTCACCAGATGCATAATTCATAATGGTAGTGAATAACAAACCTCGCTGTTCCATTGATAGAAGCTTGATATGCTCAGCATAGGCGGTATACATAAC